GGGACTGGATCATGGGGGAGATGATCTGGGCGCACGAGCAGATCATTGATGAAGACTCAGATAAGAACTACTACGTTCCTTATGAAGCAAACGAGACGCCTGAAGCGCCGGAAGGTATGAAGGATTTTATGTCTACCAAAGACATTCTTAACATGGGTAAGTTTAACGTAGAAAAGTTTGAATCATATGAAGCTCGTGTTCAGAATGGTTTAAGACTATTTGGAAAGTACTATCGATCGCTATGGGACTAATAACAAAAATAATAAGGAGTTCCAATGAAAACAGTCTATGGTCTAAACGTAGATAACCTCAAGATATTACCGGAGAGAATGGTGAAAGACGCCGCCGAGATGCATCAAGAAGAAGATCCGGATAATAGTTTTATAAGACTACTAAAGTCCGCCGAAGAGTTTAAGGACGCAGGTCTTACACCCGTTTTCCTTTGTGATAGAGACATGCAACGCGTGATGGTTACCACAAAGGAGAAGCTGGAACGAAAGTTCCACTAGGTATACTGCTAGTGCATAGGTACTAAAGTATATATAATAGTATGGTACAGCCGATAGGGGTACCGATTAAAATCAACCTTGCTTTTAGGAGGTCAATATGACAAACTGGAATATCAATCACTATTTTCCCGAATTTGCTAAACTCGATCGCTACATGATCGGGTCAGACAAGATGGCTGCTCAGATTAGTAAAGCTTTTGAGCAGATGGGTAACACGGCAATGACTGCCTATCCACCATTCAATCTTAAGAAAACAGATGAAAATGTTTATGTTATCGAGATGGCTGTTGCTGGCTTCGGCAAGCAAGATATCGAGCTGACACTAGAAGACAATAAACTTCTTATCAAAGGAAGTGTTTCTCACGACACTGAAGAAAAGTCCGAGGCGATCTATAAAGGTATCGCCGAGCGTCCATTCAATCGCGCGTTTGTGTTGAATGATAACGTCGAAGTAAAGAACGCCCAGCTGATCAATGGAATGTTGAAGGTCTGGTTGGAACATATCATTCCCGAACACAAGAAGCCAAAGAAAATCGATATTGCCGAAACAACTGAGGTGGCTTCAGCAAAACCAAAGCTACCTAAGGAGTAACAAATGTTTTTAACTTTCGTATCTGCTCTTCTACGTAAGTGGAATGAGTACATAATGGCTCGTCGCACACAGCACGAGCTCAACTCGCTAAGCAATCGCGATCTAGCAGATCTTGGGATCTCACGTGGTGACATTGAGTTTATCTCTCGCAAAAACGCCACGGAGTTCTACAATGCTTCTGCTTCTAAGTAAGTTATTTGATGCTTTTATAAAGGCACAGGAAAAGAGAGCCGAGCACTACATCAGAAATAGGTGGATGTGATGGCTGTCTATCTTGAAGAAGAGCTTTGGATAATCAACGAAGGTTGCAAGTAATAAATAGGGGGAGTCATTCCCCCTATAACTTATGGAGAGTTCCATGAATATTACTAAAGAGCAACTGCAGCAATTCTTTGAAGACACTCACGAATCGATCATCGACTCATTTGTTGATCCTCTCAACAAGACATTTGAGCGCTTTGAGATCAACACTCCAGAACGGGTAGCTATGTTCTTAGCTCAAGTCGGAGTCGAGTCCGCTGGACTAACTGCCACTAAAGAGAACCTCAACTACAAGGCGGCTACTCTCGAGAAGCTCTGGCCTTCTCACTTCCGCAATGTTGACGTTAACGACTACGCGCACAACCCAGAAAAGATCGCCAATCGCGTCTACTGCGACCGCATGGGCAACGGCGACGAGGATTCCGGAGACGGCTACAAGTATCGCGGTCGCGGTCTCATCCAGCTCACCGGTAAGGATGGCTACGAGCACTTCGCTAAAGCCATCGGCATGGACCTAGATGAAGTCGTCGACTATCTAGAAACACCAGAAGGCGCGGCTATGTCTGCGGGCTGGTTCTGGGACTCACACAAGCTCAACCACCTAGCAGATGAAGACAACGTCAAGGAAGTCACTCACAAGATCAATGGTGGCTACAACGGACTCGAAGAGCGCGAGTCACTTTATAAAGAAGCTCGTGAAATCTTTGGTTGACATTTAAAGTCAACTAGTGTACTATGAACTATTGGTAATTAACATGTGGAGTTTCGATGACGTTCTATACGAACATATTCTCGCGCGGCAGCAAGATCTACCGTCGCGGCTACTATCGTGGCAAGAGAATTAAAGACGTCATCGACTACAAGCCTTACCTGTTTGTTCTTAGTCAAAACGGTGACTATAAGACACTCGATGGCCGCGCGGTTGAGAAGATAGAGTTTCCATCTATCCCTGAGGCGCGCGACTTTGTCAAGAAGTATCAGGACGTCGATAACTTCGAGTTCTTTGGACTGACCAACTATCAGTATGCATTCATCAACGATGAATATCCCGGCGAAATCGACTACGATCCATCGCTCGTCTCCGTCGTGAGTATCGACATTGAGACTCCCACTGATCAGGGCTTTCCAGATCCACAAACGGCTGCTGTGCCAATCAGCAACATCTCACTCAGTAAGAATGGTAAGATCGTAGTCTTTGGAACTAAGTTCTATAAGGCCAAGGACTCCAACGTGCACTACGTCCTGTGTAAGGACGAGAAGGACTTGCTAGGCAAGTTCCTCATACTGTGGAACCACGAGGACTGGGCTCCTGACATCATCACGGGCTGGAACATCGAGCACTTTGATATTCCATACATCGTCAACCGCATCTCACGCGTGTTAGGCGAGGCTGATGTCAAGAGGCTCTCTCCTTGGGGTATGGTCAACGACCGAGAGATCGTCCGCGGCAAGTCTTCTTCTAATAGCTCGAAGGACATCAGTCAGCGCATCGACAAGGTGTATGAGCTGGTTGGTATAGCATCACTCGACTACATCGAGCTATACAAGAAGTTCTCGTTCAAGAACCAAGAGAGCTACAAGCTCGACCACATCGCTAACGTAGAGCTCGGAGAGAACAAGCTCGACTACTCTGAGTACGGCAGCCTGTTCGAGCTCTATGAGAAGAACTACGAGCTGTTCGTAGACTACAACATCCACGACGTCGTGTTGGTGGACAAGCTCGACGACAAGCTCAAGTTGATCGAGCAGATCATGGCTTTCGCTTACGATGCCAAGGTCAACTACGGCGATACTATGACCACGGTTCGCCCGTGGGACGTCATCATCCACAACTACCTGCTCAAGCAGAAGATCGTTATTCCTCAGAATAAGAAGCACTTTATGCCGGGAGATCTTGTTGGCGGCTACGTCAAGGAACCAAAGATTGGAATGAGCAAGTGGGTGGTGTCTTTCGACTTGAACTCGCTCTACCCTCACCTGATTATGCAGTACAATATCAGTCCTGAGACTTACGTTGGTAAGGTCGACTTTCCATCTATCGACTTTATGCTCGATGGAACGTGGGAGTATCGAGATGGAATGGTTGCTTATGCAGCCAATGGTTGTACTTATCGTAAAGACAAGCAAGGTTTTCTTCCCGCACTTATGGAGAAGATGTATAATGATCGTGTAGTGTACAAAGAAAAGATGCTTCAAGCCAAGAAAGACTATGAAGCGACCAAGGACCCGGAGTACGTTAAGCTCATCGCGCGTTATCACAATATGCAGCTTGCGAAAAAGATCCAGCTCAACTCCGCTTATGGTGCTCTGGGAAATGAGTACTTTAGATGGTTTAGTTTTAACAATGCTGAGGCCATTACTACATCGGGACAGCTATCAATTCGCTGGATTGAGAGAAAGATCAATCTCTTTCTCAATCGACTCCTCAAGACCGATGTTCGGGACTATGTTATAGCATCCGACACCGACTCGATCTACGTTGAGCTCGGTCCGCTGGTTGAGAAGGTACTCGGTGATAAGTCTGACAGAGAGATCGTTGAGGCTTTGGACTCATACGTAGAGGCAAAGATCCAACCATACATCGACAAGTGCTACCAAGAGCTCGCTGACATGCTAAATGCTCGCGAGCAGAAGATGAAGATGAAGCGCGAGACCATCGCCAACAAGGGTATCTGGAAAGCAAAGAAGATGTACATCCTCAATGCTTGGAACGTAGAGGGTGTGCAGTACGACAAGCCTCAGCTGAAGATGCAGGGCATCGAGGCAGTGCGTTCTTCTACTCCGGCTATCTGTCGCGTGGCCATTAAGAAGGGTCTCGAGATCATCATGAACAAGAATGAAGAGGATCTTCAGAAGTTTGTGTCTGAGTTTAGAGATGAGTACGACTCACATCCATTCGAGGTCATCGCGTCTCCGAGCGGAGTCAAGGGACTGCAGAAGTACAAGAGCTCGAGCAGCATCTATATCGATGGCACGCCTATGCACGTCAAGGCGGCTCTCGTATTCAACGACCTACTCAAGAAGCACGGCCTAAAGAACATCCAGCCTATCGGCAACGGCGACAAGATCAAGGTGGTCTATCTCAAGACTCCTAATCCAATTCGCAACAACGCGATCGCTGCTCCTGACGCTCTACCCAAAGAGTTTGATCTGGATAAGTATATAGACCGAGATAAACAGTTCTCCAAGACGTTCCTCGATCCACTGACTCATATCACGGATACAATCGGATGGAACACAGAGAAGAAGGTAACACTCGACGCTTTCTTTTAAGTTGTCCCGGCTGCATATCAGATGGTATTGATGGCACAGCATATCTTTGCACAATTACAAGTCCACACTGTATAAGGAAAACACACATGAGAGATGATGACTTTGGTTTTAGCTTGGTCTCTGAGCAGGAGCTTAAGAAGCACGAAGAAGAACTTCGCAAGAAAGTAGAGGAGCAGTCGAAGATCGTAGTTAAGACTGCCATTGATAATCAAGCCAAGCTGCAGGGCTTGCGTGACATGGTCATGCCTCTGCTGAATAACTTGTCAAAAGATCCAGAAAAGACCTACATCCTCTGGCCAGATCGCGCAGAGAAGATGAAAGCATTCATCAAGAAAGTTAATGACTACGTAGACGAATGATAAACATCCTAGCACTGCTCGTCGCACTCGTAGTCTCAGGTGTGTCGGCTTACTTCAGCATCATAGGTCTTACCACGTTATTCGCTGCTGCTTTTATTCCGGTGGTGATCATGGGTGGTGCCCTTGAGGTTGGTAAGCTTGTTACAGTCTCGTGGCTGCATCGTAACTGGAACACCTGTCCTTGGTTACTAAAGTCATACCTCAGCGTTGCTGTCGTAGTTCTGATGTTCATTACTAGCATGGGTACGTTTGGTTTTCTATCAAGAGCGCATATCGAACAACAACTGTCAATATCAACTGGTGATGCTGATAAAATAGCAATTACTGATTCACAAATAGAAAATGAAAAGTCTATCATTGCTGACTACGATAAACAAATAGGACAGATTGATGATGCTCTAACAAAGATTACTGAGAAAGGCAGAGGCGAGTCATCATTGCAAGCTGCCGATAAGCAAAGGAAAACTCGTAATGATCTCGTGGCAAAGAAGAACATTAGCATCCAAAAAACGTCCGATCTTAAAGCGGAAAGGATTAGGCTCAGTTCTGCGGTCAAGAAGACAGAGGCAGAGGTCGGTCCGCTACGATACATTGCTGAGGCAGTCTATGGCGGAGGACGCGCAACTAATGATCAACTTGACGCAGCTGTGCGGATGGTTATTATTCTTCTGGTTGTTGTATTTGACCCTCTGGCCGTTGTTCTGCTTATTGCTGCAAACCATGGAATGAGTCAAACAAAAGAGTTTACAAATATACAAGAACATGATATACTAAGAATTGACAGTTTAACACTAGGAGATAATGATGTCACTGAAAGACAAGCTCATCAAGAACTCAACCATCGACATGACGTCGACCCTGACCGACAGCAAGATCTATACCAAGAAGGACGTCATCCCGACACCGGTTCCGATGATCAACGTGGCGCTGAGCGGGACAGTAGACGGTGGTATCACACCCGGATTGACTATGCTCGCCGGTCCGAGTAAGCACTTTAAGACTGGATTCGCACTGCTGCTAGCGAGCAGCTTCCTCAAGAAATACAAAGAAGGCGTGGTACTTTTCTATGACTCCGAATTTGGAACACCCCAAGCTTACTTCAATACTTTTGGGATCCCTTTTGATAATGTTGTTCATACTCCTATCACAGATATTGAAGAGCTGAAGTTCGACATCATGCAGCAGATCAACAGCCTCGATCGCAAAGATCAGGTGATGATCGTCATCGACTCCATCGGTAACTTGGCTTCTAAGAAAGAAGTCGAGGATGCGTTGGATGGTAAGTCAGTCGCCGACATGACTCGCGCTAAGCAGCTCAAGTCTCTGTTTCGCATGATTACCCCACACTTGACTCTCAAAGATATCCCGATGGTCGTGATCAACCACACGTACAAGACTATTGAGATGTATGCCAAGGACGTCGTTGGTGGTGGTACTGGTTCCTACTACGGCTCAGATAATATCTGGATCCTCGGCCGTCAGCAGGACAAGGACGACAAGGAGATCAAGGGCTATCACTTTGTCATCAACGTAGAGAAGTCTCGCTACGTCAAGGAGAAGTCTAAGATCCCGATCACAGTCAGCTTCGAAGGTGGTATCAATCGCTGGTCTGGTCTGCTCGAGGTAGCTATCGAGGGCAACTACATCGTCAAGCCAAAGGTTGGCTGGTACGCTACTGTGAACCAAGAGACCGGTGAGGTCAACACGCCATCCAAGCGCGCAGCTGACATCGTCGACAACAAGGAGTTCTGGGTACAGCTGTTCCAGGAGACCGACTTTGCCGACTACATCGAGAAAAAGTACAAGATGTCGATGGGTCCAATCATGGATGGAGATGAAGAAGAATGAGGTCTCCTCCGAGCTGGACTAAATACGATTACGAATACGAAGGGGAACCATGTCAGTCGAGAAACTTATTTTCAGCAATCTGGTCTTTAATGAAGACTATGGCCGCAAAGCTATTCCGTTCTTAAAAGAGGAGTACTTTCACGATGTTGCCGATCGGACAGTCTTTGGACTCATGCATGAGTACGTCAAGAAGTACAACAGCTTTCCTTCAAAGGAAGCGCTCGGAATTGACCTTGCCAACAAGTCTCTTGGTGAGCAGACTTTCAAGCAGGCCAAAGAAACCATCGACAGTCTCTCGCCCCAAGAGACAAAGCTTGATTGGCTCCTCGACCAGACTGAGAAGTTCTGCCAAGAAAAAGCGATCTATAATGGGATTATGCAATCGATCCAGATCTTGGATGACAAGACTGGTGAACGTGCTAAGGGTTCGATCCCAAAGATCTTATCAGACGCACTGGGAGTGTCGTTTGATACTAGCATCGGCCATGACTTTCTCGAAGATTCCGTCTCGCGCTTTGAGTTCTACCACACTAAAGAAGTCCGTATTCCATTCGATCTGGACTACTTTAACAAGATTACCGGAGGGGGTCTACCGCGTAAGACTCTTAACATAGCCCTCGCTGGTACCGGTGTCGGTAAGTCTCTGTTCATGTGTCACTGCGCCAGCTCCAACTTGCTCAGTGGACTCAATGTTCTCTACATCACGCTCGAGATGTCAGAGGAGAAGATCGCAGAGCGCATCGACGCCAACTTACTCGATGTTCCGGTAAGTGAGCTCGGTACTATTCCACAGGACATGTACGAGCGCAAGGTGGCACGTCTCAAGGATAAGGCCAAGGGTAAGCTGATCATCAAGGAATACCCAACGGCATGGGCGGGTTCTGCAAACTTCAGGCATCTGCTCAACGAGCTTAAGCTCAAGAAGAACTTCATTCCCGACGTTATCTATATCGACTACCTCAACATCTGTATGTCGAGCCGACTCAAGGCCGGTAACAACATCAACTCATACACCTACGTGAAGGCTATCGCAGAGGAGCTTCGCGGTCTGGCTGTTGAGTTCAACGTACCGGTCATCTCGGCTACTCAGACTACTCGTTCCGGCTACTCATCGAGTGACGTCGGTCTCGAGGATACGTCAGAGTCTTTCGGCCTGCCGGCTACAGCCGACTTGATGTTCGCACTCATCGCTACTGACGAGTTGACTGACTTGAACCAGATCATGGTCAAGCAGCTTAAGAATCGCTACAGTGATCCAGGAACTGCTCGTCGGTTCGTGATTGGTATCGATAAGACTAAGATGAGACTATTCGACGTTGAGCAGAAGGAACAGGAAGGATTGGTAGATGGTCCCGTAATGGACAGCACTAAGTTTGGTACTGAAGATAGAGAGCGCAGTAAGAAAGCCGGTAAGTTTGACCGGAAAAAACTTGAGGGATTTTCTTGATGAAGTATAAGATGATTGACGTCAGTGGCGTATGGAATATCGTTGAGACCCAAACCGACCACGTGGTTGCCACCATTAAGAATAAGGATGAGGCTAAGAAGTGCATGAGAAATCTAAACTTTGGAGCGGTGTTTGATGGATGGACACCAGCTTTTTTCTTAAAAAACTTAAATAACTTTCACCAAAAACTGTCCGCCTGATATAAATAGATCTAGAAATGGTATGTATTGCTACTGCAGAGCAAGAGGCAAGATGTAAAGTATCTAGGAATAGTCGAGAGTCATGGTGGGGTTCCACTCGACCATACCAATCTAGTAATAGGGGGACGAGTCTATGGGCTCGTCCCTTTTTCTTTATTATAAATATAAAAAACTCAATCTCAAAGAGGTGTCAATGTTTAGTTTCAGTCACTACTTAATTGAAAGAGGTCCCATAGCATCTCGTGGTACGCTAGCTTCAAAAGTAAACAGCAAGAGCGGTACTTACCATCATAAAGTTTATTATGGACCAGAAGCTATGGAAAAGCATGGGCATGACTGGACTCTCTCGGCTGATCATAAACAATCCGGCTTACGCGCTGGCGACGTGGTAAGACTCAGCGGAGTTAAGAATATCAATGGTGACTGGCACGGTATTCACCACGATGATGCTGGAAACGAGCATCACATACCGATGAGTAAATTCTATAAGCCATCCGGCGGTAGAGTCGGTAAGGATCAAGAAGCGGCTGAAGCCGACCAGATGAAAAATATTCAAGACGCCATTGACCGTGCAAAGGGCGGCGCGCCGTACATGAGACTCCACGTCGGAGGCGGTAAGTTTGTCAACGTTGCAGGTGCTCAACGCGTAACTAAAGAAATTGCAAATCAGTTCGGTCACCGAGGCGCGAAGCCAAAGGCAGATATGTTCCTGCATGATGAGCATGGTAATCCGGTATCATGGCATTCTCTAAAAGCAGCAGGTGGCTTCCAGCAATTAGGTGGTCTTCAAGATCACGAAGTAAATGGTAAAGATCATCCCGTACTAGATAAAATTGCCGGTATGTTTAGAAAGCATAAGTCCAATCAGGGATATGATACCGTTCCAGAAGGATTGATATACCATCACGATCTAGAAGACAATGATCCAGTACATAGAAAGATCGTTCACAGGGCTATGTACGGTAAGGACCACGGTGGTGAGTACGGAGTCAACAACGTGAATTCCGTAGTTCAAGGATCTATGCATTTCATGCCGGCAGCGATCTCAGATCCGGAAGGTAGGAATCACGAGGGCATCCCTACCATGGATCTTCATCCCCTTACCCATCAGCACGTAAATACAAACGATAATAACTCTGAGATCATTCCATCGAAGGTAGTTGTTAGAAGAGATAGAGACACCGATCAAAAGGGATCCGGTGGGCGCATCATGATTATCGCAAAGGGTAATCACCAGTACAGAAATAGCATCCCGATCACTTCTTCAAAAGGTGTTAAGAAAGACTTATTCAATCACGCTAAGAGACTAGAAGCTGATGCTATCGCGAGAAAGCAGCAGAGAGAACTTGAAAAGCAGCAGAGAGCAGCTGCGAGAAATGCCGCCCCACCGCCAGCACTAAATATGCCTGGTCCACCGAGAATGGGAAGAGGTAGACCTAAGAAAGTAAATCAGCCAATCACCAGCGAGGGTCATGGAGAACATGGCGGTGCGCTTAAATACGGTCCAACCGAACAACCAGAGATGCATCAATGAAAAGCTTTTCGCAGTACTTAACTGAAGCTGTCAATGAAGATAAGTTGACTCACCTTCAGCACGTCAATAGACTACATATTACCGGCGGGCACGAGGGCGTAGCTCGAGCAGTTAACTCACTTGAGAATACTGCAGGTATGCTTCTTGGCAATCAAGTTCCAGGACATACACTCAAGACTAAAGTCGATGGTGCACCATCTGTTACTCTAGGCTATCACCCAAAGACCGGTCAGCCTATGATTGGTACGAAAGCTATCTTTAATAAAGAGCCTAAGCTTAACTTCACGCATGAAGACATCGAGGCTAATCACGGTCACTCTCGCGGACTAGCAGACAAGCTTCATGACTTGCTCGACAACGTTCATAAGATTCTACCGGATCGCAAGAGCATAGGTGGTAGGTTTCCAGATCAAGTCTGGCAGGGTGACTTCGTTCACTCGGGTAAGAAAGATCTTAATGTTGAACACGGTCAAGTAAAATATCAACCAAACACGGTTGAGTACTCGCATGATAAAGATTCTGCCGAGGGCAAGAAAGCTCTTGCAGCTAAGATAGGCTTGGCCATGCATACTCACTACAAGGGCAATGATCTCTCTAATATGGTAGCCACGCCTGACGTTAGGGATAGCGACTTTAAGCAGCATCCTGACGTTCACCTCATGCCGACTGACTTCAAGGCAAATCCGGATCACTTCACACCGGAAGATCAGAGAGAATTCCACGCTCATAAAGATCTAGCTAGAAAGACATATGCCTCGATGAAGCCAGAGGCTCTCGATGTTGTAGGTCAGCATGCAGTTCCTCTCGAGACATATCTAAATGGTATCATTAGAAATAATGCAAAGAGAGATCCTAAGTCGAAGCCAGAAGAGGCATCGGTCGAGGGTTACCTCCAGCACTTAACGGGTGCTGCTCAGAGGGATATGGATAAGGTAAAGACCCAAGCTGCTAAAGATAAGAGATCGGCAGCTTTGAACGACACTCTGCAGTACGTGCATCAGAATAGAGAGCACTTCCAGAAAGCCATGGATCTCGACAAGCATCTCGCAAATGCCAAGAACGTTCTAGTTCGCGTTATGGATAAGGGCAAGGGAGTTGGAACGAGTATCGGTGGAATTCCTACCGGTCACGAGGGCTATGTCCATACCGATGAGAATGGTAACATGCAGAAGCTCGTTGACCAGAGTCCACCAACAGAGAATAAACCGGGTGGTTTTGCTGGTTATAACTTAGCCGGCTACGGCTTTATGTCAAAGGCAAAGAAATGAAGAAGTTCTCACAGTTCATAAGAGAAGAAGCCGAGAACGAGTACGGCTCTAATCCAGCCGTCATGTCTTTCGGAAGAATGCAGCCCCCTACTGTAGCCGGACACGGCAAGCTTATCGACACCGGTAAGAACCTAGCTAACCAGATGGGTGCCAAGCACGAGGTGATACTGAGCCACACTCAAGATCCAGAGAAGAATCCCCTGACTCCACAGCAGAAGCTTAAGCACGCACAGAGACTATTTCCCAACACCAACATCTCACTGGCCAGCGCCGAGCTTCCGACCCTCATCCACCACGCGGCTCGCCTGAATCACGAGGGTCACGATCACCTCACGCTCGTAGCTGGCGAAGATCGAGTGAACGAGTTCCAGAATCTTCTAGACAGGTACAACGGCAAGCCGGATAAGAGCGGAAAGATTCCGTTTAACTTTAAGCACGGCGTTCGCGTAGTGTCTGCCGGTGAGAGAGACGGAGACGCTGAGTCAGCCACAAAGATTAGAAAGCTAGTCAGCGACGGCAACAAAGATGAGTTCATAAAGAGATACCCAACTCTCCACCCAAGCCAAGCTGAAGAGCTATACAACGATCTATCAGCTGGAATGCAGAAGAAGAAATAAGATTATGCATGAAGATCAACTCTTAAGAAACTTTGCCAAGCTATTAGGTAATGAAAACTTAATAGAAGAGATGGAACAGCAGAAAGCTAAAGAAGCTGCTATACTTGAGAACATGAATAACGCTCTCACTAAACTTACTATGGGTGAAAAGATACAGGTCGAGA